TTCCACGTCCTTGCGGTCGACCTTCAAATGGTCAAGCGCAAAGCCGTAGACTTCGGCGGCCGAATCCATGCCGATAACGTCGCCCACTACGGCGCGGACGTCGCGGCGTGCCTCTTCGGCTTCGCGCATGTCTTTGCGTAGGCCGTCCATGGCGGCGGTGACGTCTTCTTTTTTCATGCCCTCTTCCTTCTTGGGTTCGGGTTCGGCGTCAGCAGCAGGGGCCGCGAACAAGCCGCAAGCCTCTTCAATGACCGAATCGTCCACTTTGCCGGCCAGCAGCTTACGCAACTTGTCGGCGGGGGATTCGTCGGCCGCGGCCATCGGGGTTTCGACGGCCTTCGGTTCTTGCTCCACGTCCAGCAGGGCGTCAATGACGTTGTCAAGCTGTTGCGGGTCAAGTTCGGCGTCCATTCCCAGCAATTTGGCTTTGACGTCGGCTTTTTTGAAATTTTTGCGATTTGCCGGTCCCACCAGTGCGGGCAAAGCGGAATCCGCTGCCAGTACCGGAGAGGCCGCGCAGAGTGCCGCAAAAAGGGCCTTGCCCAGTTTGGTCATCTTCATGGCGGATTCCTTGAATGTGAAAGGGTTTCGGTCGGCCACTACTACATCGGCCCCGGCGCGGCCGACCTCAACTAACGCCAGGTGATTTCCTTGGATTTCCGTCATTCGGCCGTCGTAGGGTTGCCCCTCAAACGTGCCGGCTTCCATAACGGGCACATAACGATAAGCGCACGACAATTCCCGCACTTTATCAGTTTCAATGCCCGCAATGGCGCCAGCGTCCCACACGCACAAGTCGGCGTCAAGGTACGGAGAATCAAAAACGATTTCGGAACCGATAGCACCCACGACCAAATCGGGGCGCGGGGTATCAACGGTCACGGGGACATGTTCGGACAGGATGGGCAAGCGGGCGAACGTCGGGGCGCCGCGCTCCAATTCCACAGGGTCACGAAACAGTCGGTAAATTTGGTCCGGCGCAAGTCCCAATTCTTCATAGCCGGGAATTTCGCGGCCATAGTAGGGATTCACCGTGGCCTTGGAAATGTGCGAACGGTCGACGTGCAAGCGCCCGTCGGCATCAATCCGGCGTGCGGTACGGTCAAAGGCTAGTCGCAAAATAGGCATGTCAGGATTATGCGCCAAGTTTCATCAATTAAGCAACGGGTTCAAACCAGCCCATGATAGCACCCAACGCCGTAACCCCCGCATTTGTTTGGTCAGCCAGGGCCGCAATTCGCACGTCAGTCTTGGGCGGAATCGGAATGGGGATGGGAAATGGAATAATGTTGCCGCCGTTTTGGGTGCCCTGTTCATCTTGCAGCAAAGGCACGCCGGGAAATAAAACGCCGTCGTGGGTCGTGGCCGCAAGGATGGTTTGGCAAAAGTGATTTCCGCTTGAACCGGAACTTGCTTGCCAATGGTCGATATATCCCCACACGCCATCCGGCACGGTGAAAATTGCTTGCCTGGCCGTGTTGTCGCCGGCATAAATATAACCGTAGGTCGTGCCGTTATTCGTCACCGAAATGGCGCCGACTGAAACGATATTTGACCCGACGGCAATCGCGTGCATGCCATTGATGCGAAGTATATCGGTCGGTGTCGTCAAAACGGGCGTCAGGCCATTAAGCGTCACGTCGGTTATTTGGGGCTGGTAATTGTGGTCAAGGTAATGAATACGAAGCGCACGCATGCCGGTGCCGTTGGCCGTATCGTTGGCGCTGGTCGACACGACGGACATTTGCACGGGCGCCGCGGGGAAAACATAAAGCGGCGTCGGGCCGCCCCACAAATCCGAAAGCACATTGCCAAGCCCGATTTTCTTGCCAAACGTGAAACCGCGGGAACGGTCGGGGTAATAGTTGCGGGCGTTGCCGATAAGGTCTTGTTGAAAGAATGGCACAGGGCTGGCAATGTGGCCGTCTTCCGTCAATTCAACGAAACCTTGGGCGACCGTGCCGTCCTTCAATAGTTTGTAATTTCCGCCCATGGTGCGCCCCTTAAATCGGTAATATCGGCCGGCAAGTGCAACGGCAATTTATTTCTTCGCCCGGCTGGATATATTCGCCGTCAATGTAGCAGCCTTCCGCGATTTTGTAACGTCGCTTTTCTTTTCCGGCTTTCACATGCTCCGGTCGCGGATTCTTCCCCGCGTGCGAGTGCAACCAAATCGCTTCCGTGATTCCAAGTTCCAATTGTCGCGTGCGGTTGACGACGGCGTTTGCCTTGTTCGATTGGTCCCGCGCAATCAGCACGGCCCGGTTGCTGGCGCCGGGGTAAAGCTGTTTCAAATCCTTGACCATCGTTTCAAGGTCGCGGCCGGTGGTATAGGACCGCATCACGACGCCTTCGACTTGCTGCAAATATTTTTCTGGAATAGACCGAATCAAACCGACGTTTTCTTGAAGCGACGCATTGAAAGCGTCACGCACGGCCGGCGTCATTTTGAAGTCGACCGCCCACCCCGCATCCTTCAACGCCTGGCGCATTGCGCTGTCGCTGGCCTTGAACATGCCTTGCAAGTAGGCGTCGGCAATCTTTGGCGCCCATTCGTCAAAGCGGGCAATCCAGCGTTTCGCCAGGTCGTCAAGAATCCGTTTCATGCTGGCGCTGGGGCTTGCATCTTGCGCCTGTTCAACGACCGCGGCCATGCGCGGCGGGAACTTGCGATAACCGGCGGTCAACCAGTATTCAACGGACCCGTGCATTTCCGCAATCATGCGTTGCAGGGCCTTGCGGTATTTGGCTTCAATCCCGCGGTTTGCGTGGACGGCCGCGGCGGTCTTAGGTTGCGCCGGCATTGTCTTTGCTCACGAATTCTTCGCCCACCTTCTTGGGAATGCCCAAAGTGGATTTGCCATGGGCGGCCGCTTCCATTGCCCGGTGTTGCGCTTCGCTGACGCTTTTGTCCGCGGCTTCCAGGCCACCGGGCGGCGTTTCGTCGGTGGGCTCCTTGGGCGGGATAAGTTCGACGGTCGTGTCCAGGCCGTCATAACCGCTGTTCGGGTCTTTCGCCAATTTTTCGCGCACTTCGGATGCGTCGACCACACCGGCCGCGATATAGGCGCAATCCGTGGCGCCGTCAGCCTGGCGAATTTCTGACAATTCCTTTGGCGTCATTTGGTACAGCGGAACAAAGTTGATTCCTATGTCGTCGCTGATTTCCCCGAACAAGGACAGTTGGACGACCTTCAAAATGGTTTCCAGCGGTTCACGCCAAAAGGATTCTTGTTGCGCGGCAATCCAGTCATAGAAGACCCGGATTTCCCCGTCGCTGGAAGCGTTCAAGCCGCTGGGGGAAATGCCGGTCAGGACAATGGCCGGGGTGCGTGACACGCTACACATGTGTTCTTGCGATTGCGCTTGCAGTTCGTGAAGCCCCGACAACGGGGTGTTGACTTGCACCAACTCTTCGCGTTCTTTGTCCAGCAGCATCAAGCCGCGGTTGCTTCGTGTGGCCGTGAACAGGTCGGCCCGTGCAAACAGGTCGGTGCCGTCGTCGTCGCCTTGCAAGACTTGGTCCATTGCCGTGGCAAGAACCGTAATCGAAAAATTGTTGATAAGGTCCGCGACGCTTTGGCGGGTCCGCAACCAGTTGTCGACGTAGGGTTCCGCCAATTGCGAAAGCGACATGCCCGCGAAGTTGAAAGCGGGTTTCAGCATGTCGGGCAACGGGCGAGTGACGGTCGTCATAAGCCGCGACGCATGGACCTGTTGGCCCAGCATAAACCAGCCGTTGGGTTTGTAGAAGTCGGGCGCCGCGGGGTCCAGGGCGTTGTAACCGCTAGGGGTCGTCCAAATGGCTTCCACAGTATTGACGCCGTTCAAACTGCCTTTTTTCACGGTGCGCGGGTCAAGGATAAGCGGCGTTTTGCGGTCGGCGTCTTTTATGTCAATGAAAATTTGCGCCCGGCCGAAATAGCAATCATGTTCGACGGCTTTTTGTAGCACCCCGCGCACGCCCAGGCGCTTGAATTCCGCGTCAATCAATTTGATTTTGTCGGCGGTGTCGGTGTCGTCGTCTTGCTTGCTGGTGAATTCAATCCATTCGCGGGTCACTTCGGTGGACAGCGTCGAAGCGAACGCCCGATATTCCGCACGGGTCGCCAGTTGGGACAGGTACGAAAAGCCAGGGAAGCCGCCGCCGGGGTAAGTTTCAGCGGCGAAGGCGTAGGGATTCAAGTCCATAGCCATGACCGGGGGCGTGACGCCTTTCGGGGCAACACCCGGCGCCAGCTTTGGCGGCTTGATTGGATAGGTGTACGGCTTCACGGTCGAACTGTCCGCGGCCAGGGTCTTGACCTTGGCGGCCGCACGCTTCAAGCCGTCACCCTTGGGGGCGGCGGGTTCATTGCGGCGAATCCGCGGTTTTTTTGGTTCGGTCATGGTCGACACTCCGGCAAATTATTTTGCATTCTATCGCCCCATTGCTTTGTCAAGGGCACTTTGGGCAATCTTCAAACGGTTAAACAAAGGATACAGCCGGCGCAATGCTTGGGTCAATGCGTCCACTTGGTCGTCATTGGCCGCCGCCGGAAAGCCGGTAAGTTCCGCGACCAAATCCTTGACCCAAGGGAAAAGGTCAGGGTGCGGAAGCCACACATTCCCCGCTTCCCAATACGATGTGACCGCGTGCGCCCGTGCCAATTTGGACCCGTCGGGCTCAATCGGGATTATGCCCGGCACGCTGGCCTTTAGGGTATCAATGACCGCGGGGCCGTTGGCCTTGTCTTCAATCAAAACTTCGCGGGTCTTCGGGTGCGCGTCACGCAACGCGACCACTTCCTTGACGGTCTTGGTGAACGACATGCGGGCACGCACTTGGGCCAGCAAGTAGGAATTGGCGCCAGCCTTGCCCCACACCTGGCCCACGACAAAGTCGGTGCCGTCGGTGTCCTTGAAAGTGCAGTCCCAAGACGCAATGACCTTGTCGAACTTCGTCGGCAAATCCTTGGGCAGATAGTACCGCAAGCCGCTTTCCTTGAACACGTTGCCGCCAAGGGGCCGGGCGCATTGCTGGTAAAGGGCCGCCCACCAGTAATCCGAAAACAGGCTTTTGACTTCCCGAAGGAATGCCAGGCTTTTGAGTTCGGGGACCAGCGGGCCGGGCGGCAAGTTCGGGTTGTAGCCGACTTCCCCAGGTTCGTTGATTGCCGGGAAACGCAAGACGGTCAACCGCGGGTCGCCCTTGAAATGGGAGCAAATGCGGGCCGGCAAGTCGTCTTCGGCCCAGCTTGTCGCCATGATGATTTGCCCGGAGTTTTCGGACAGTCGCGTCGTGAAGACGG